TAAGATAGGAGTCTATAAACTTGGCAAGGTTTGGAGATGCGATCAAACCCTGCCTTTCATATTTCTCATCAAGCTCTTTTTGTTTTATTTTAGCAGCATGATGATTGGTTTGCCCAGTAGATATTCTAATTCTGTTTGGTGGCGTGCCTGTAGTGTACCAGTAGTATTTTGAGCCAGATCTTTTGGAAATACGACTCAACTCTTCCCTTCAATATCCCCATTGACCCAATAGTAATAAGCACGAACTACTCCTTCTTTTTTGTCGTGGTATGATTCTATGTTGTACATTTTATAAGAACCATCCTTTGATTTCCACAGAACATGTTTCCATACATTATGAGTGTGGTCTGGTATTTCATCTGGAATTGAGGACATTAAAATTTCTAAACTATCAGGGTGGTACATAAGCGACCACTCCTCGCCTGTAAGGTTAGATAACCCCTCTTCAGTATAACCAGTCATTGACGTATCTCCAGTTACTGTATTTTTACCAAAAGATTTAGTTTCGCAATCGTAAGTACATTTTGTTTTGAAATGAAACGCTGGTTTACTTTTCACTTCTTGTTTTTTTTGAACAATAGCATTTAATCTATCTATTTCTGCCTTTTGATATTCTATTTTCTCTTTTTGAAGTCCTATGATGTAATTAGCATCCACCTTTTCTTCTCCTTTTGCTATGTGTATTGTTTCTGCCTCAACTACTATCTCCTCATTCTCCCCTGAAATTTTTTCTTGATACCTACGAATTATTTTTTTTGGAACACCTCTTCTCCTCCAATGGGTGATGGCAGGTTGGGTCATATCTAGCTTTGATGCTAGTTCCTCATCAGTATCTATTTTAAAATAGATTTTTAATTTATCTATAAAGCTCTCAATATCTATTTCACGCATATTACAAATATTACTTTTAATATTACTAACTTATAACTAAGTTATACTATTAATACTTTATTTAACACATTAATTACATAATAAAACTATATGAAAATAATGGAAAGTCAAAGAAAAACATATACAACACAAGAAATTGCAAAGTATTTCAATGTTCACCCAGCAACAATTAGACTATGGGTAAAGACAGGAAAGATCAAAGAAATCAATCTTGGATACAGGACAAAGAGATACGATATAAGCGATTTAATAATACAATAATAGAGGTAATAGTATGTTAGAGCAGGAACTACTACAGTCACCTATACCTGTTGAGAGACATGATCTATCAAATGGAAGGTGGTATTCACCATTAGAATCTTATTGGGAAGAACATTTTAAGGATGCACCGATGATATATAAGCGGTCATCTACTACATTTGAAAATGTACTTGATAAAGGCATAGGGTTTCACACTTGGTTAGGTAACTCGCCAACTTATGAAGCAGCGATGGAGTACGCAAATAAGCGAGCATCCATTGGAACAATCGTACATGATTACTGTGAACGACTACTTCTAGGGTTAAAGATAGACTTTGAAGCACAACCTAAATGGCACAATAAAGACACCGATGAATTGATACCAATCACTAGAGAGATGATTAAGTATATCATGTCTTTTATGAAGTTCTGTGAAGATTCACAAATCAATGGAGAATTTATAACCGAAGCTACAGAGATATGTATGTTTGATCTTGCAGCAGACTCATCAGGAAATCAACTGCACCCCTGGGCGGGAACTGCTGATTGGGTAGTAAGACTGGTCAATAAGAAAGGTGAAGAAGAGAGGTGGATTGTAGACTGGAAAACTGGCAAACCATATAACACACATCAGTTGCAGTTAACCTCATATAAGATTTTATGGGAATCTCTATTTCCAGAGCATCCCATTGATGGCATCGCATGTTTGTACTTGAAGTCAGGATGGCGTAAAGAACCTAACTATACCTTCAAGAAATACAAAGCAGATGAACAGACTTGGAAAAAGGTTGTAGAAGTCTCGGATTGGGCGAATAATAATCCTGCTCCGTCTTTTCCAAAAGACCTACCTACAACCTTCACATTAGCAAAAGAAGAAGAAGAGCAGGAATTAAAGGAGTCAGCCTAGTGGCTTACGACAATACAAATAAAGGTGCATTGTTTTCAAATCAAGATAGGAAAACAGAAAAGCACCCACACATGACTGGAAAGATCAATCTGAATGGTAAGGACTATAACTTATCAGCTTGGTCAAATGAATCAAAGAAAGGTGATAAATATCTTTCTCTCAAAGTCAGTGAGTTTCAGGGTAAATCAAAACAACAGGATGATGGTTTACCCTTCTGAGTACGTCACAGAAAACTGCAAAGGGCGGGCGCATCCCCGCCCTAAGCAGTTAGATCACTACACCGTATGTGAACAAGCGGAGTATTACAAGAACCTTGCGGAAGATTCTTGTCAATATTGTTCAGGAAATGGTGGAGTAGTCGAAAGTGACTTTGAAGATTGTGGATACTACGAAGTATCTCACGAATATTTTGAACCCTGTGACTGTACCGATCAGGAGTAATTATGGAAACCACATACCATGCCAACATTCAACGAAGCATTATCATACGGTAAAAAAGTAGAAAACCTCGTCTTAGAGCGAGTGCGCGAGAGCGATCCTTATGCTTTACTTATTCCAGGTAAGTTTAAGCAATTTGATTTATATAGTCCTTTGAGCAATACCAGAGTAGAGATCAAATCGGACATAAAATCCCAAGAAACAAACAACTTCCTCATTGAAGTATATATGTATGGTAAACGGTCTGCACTGCTATCTACTGAAGCAGACATTTGGGTATTCTATGATTCAATAAATCTTATATGGGTCTTACCAAACGATATCAAAGACCTGATTCTCGAGCGTGGGTATCAGCAACGACTGATTACTGGAAAAGGTGATGACACCGCGAAACGATGCTATCTGATACCTACGCAAGAGATTTATTCAATCGCAACCAAAGTGGAGTCTTTAAGTGAAAACAAAAAGTAAACCGCGCAGTGAAGAAGAAATGCTAAAGATGAGAGATGAATTTTTTAAAGAGAATGGAGTATGGTATTACAAAGCATACTTTAAATCAACAGAAAAAAGATGGAGGAAAGCGTGAAGATTACGCCTGAAGATCTTAGTGAAATAAGAAAAGGTCTTAGCTGCCAAATGCTAAAGATGAGAGTAGATAGAGATCAAAAATCTATAGATCGTATTGAAGATCTATTGAATAGATTAGATAAAATGGAGAAAAAATTTTATAAAACCCTGCGAAATAATACTTAATACATAAATGAGATTAAGGATGACATGGGTTGGCGTTCATGTTCGCAGGGTAACTATTAACTAAAGGAGATACAATGATACAGTTTTATCCTGATTGGTTGTTTATTTTAGAAAAGGTAGCAAAGTCAGTCTTATATATTGGAGTAGGGTTTGCTTTATTTACTCATTTTTATTTGAAATGGATGGAACACTTATGGGGAAAGGTATCATGAGCAAGTGGCAAGTCTATAATCAAAAGAAAGATCTACCTCTTTGTTGTGGTGTCTATGTTATTTACAAGGATAAGAACATTATCTATGTAGGGGTAAGTAACAATATTAGAAAGCGTTTTTCTAAGCATGAAATCAAAGATTGGGACTATGTAAAGCTAAAGCCTGCACCTACTTTTGGATATGCTCATGATTTAGAAGCAAAATTAATTAAAAAATTAAAACCAACGCTGAATAGTCAAGGTGCGGAGCGCACCAGACTCTCTACCAGGCATAGGCTTACCATCTATCCAGATACCTATAAAAGATTTAGAGCATTTTGCTATCAACATAACCTAAAAACAAAACAATTACTTAATGATATCATTAATGGTTTTTTAAAGGCAGCAGAAGATGCCAAGTAGATCTAAGACAAAGGGCAATGCCTACGAAAGAGAGCTAGTAGAACAACTATCGAAGGCAGGATTCAAGGTTAAGCGCGCTTGGGGATCGGATGGTAGAAGTATGGGATATACAGAAGATGTGGATATTGTAGCAAAGAAAGGTAAGAAGAATCTAAAGATTCAGGCGAAAAGACGGAAAAATATCCCCAAGTGGCTTGCCTTTGGTAATTGTGATTTAGTTATGACTAGGGCAGACAGAGGAGAAACTGTGGTCTTAATGAAACTCAAGGATTGGTTGAAAAGTGAACCTTCTTGACCTATTTAGTGGTATAGGTGGATTTCATCTCGGTCTTGAGCGTGCTGGTTTTGAGTTTGATTATGTTGGATTTGCCGAGGTAGACAAGTATGCCAGTGCAGTATATAAATATCAGTTTCCAATTGCAGAGGAGTTAGGAGATGTTAAATCTATTCGACCAGAAAACTTACCCAAAATTGACATTATCACTTTTGGATCACCTTGCCAAGATTTTAGTATTGCTGGAAAGCGAGCTGGGGCAACTGAAGGAACGCGCAGTTCTCTTATATGGGAAGCAATTAGGCTCATTACTGAGTGCAAACCACGTTTTTTTATCTGGGAAAATGTTAAAGGAACATTCTCCTCAAACAATGGCGCAGACTTTTGGGCAATTATCCAAGCCTTTACCAACATTGGGAGCTATAGACTTGAATGGCAATTGCTTAATACTCGCTGGTTTCTACCCCAAAATAGAGAGCGGTTATACCTTGTCGGATACACTGGAGACAGAGGTGGACAATCGGTATTTCCTATCGGAGAATCAGGTGCAATCTCTGACAACAGGAAAGCAAAAGTCGCAAGTACACTCCAACATCCAGGACACTCAGGTGGAAACTACAGAGGAATGACGATGATTGCAGACTATCGTATTGATGAAGGTTTACGTTTACGTAGAAATAATATATCACCTACACTCACTAGCAGTAAAAACTCAGAGACTCAGATTAGTTCTATGAGTCCGTTTGTGATTAAAGAAGCCACGAAGAAAGGTTACGCAGAAGCAGAGGTTGGTGATTCAATAAATCTTTCTGTGCCGAATAGTAAGACCAGGCGAGGTAGAGTAGGTAAAGGTGAAGCGCAGACATTGGATACAGGTATGCAGCAGTATACGATACAAAGTGGTATTCGCAGACTTACGCCTGTAGAGTGCATGAGGTTGCAAGGCTTTCCAGATAATCATAATGAGTTTGGATTATTAGATGGTAAGAAAGTGGCTATTAGTGATACACAAAGATATAAACAAGCTGGTAATGCAGTGACTGTGGATGTAGTTGAAGCGGTAGCTAAAAAAATATATGCAGTATTACACGATTAACATAGAAATAGAAGAAAACTTATCTCCATCGCAGTTACTTAAAGAGATGAAAGATGGAGCAACTTATTGGGGCAAGTGTATTGGTAAAAAACCAGTAGTTCGTGAAAAGATACAAAGTTTTGGTAATAAACATTTTATGAAAGTAGGATATAAATAAGGAGGTATAATGAAAGTAGATACATTTTTTAAGCTAAGTGATGAATTTCTTGAGGAATGTAAGAATATACAGATAGAGAAGGGTCGTGAATACACTATTGATGATGGCTCTGGGAAAGCAGATAAGTTTGCCAATTTCCGCAGCATTGGTCAAAGAATGGATTTAGATCAAAAGAAAGTATTAATGGTTTACATGTTAAAACATATGGACTCTATTAGAACTTATGTTTTATATGGGCAAGAAGGCTCAGAAGGACTGAAAAGCAGATGTCAGGACTTGGTGAACTATGCAATTATGCTTTGGGCGATGGATCATGAGGAAAAGGCATTTGAAAATCTAGACAAGGAGATACATGAAAACCCATTAGGCGTAGGATTTGCCCATAAAGATCTGAAAGATGCCTGATTTTAAATATTTCTACGAATACGAAGTAGGACTGGAGAGAGTCAGGTATCGCGGGGATCAGGGCAAAGCCAGTTGTCCGCTAGGAACACATGAAGATAAGAAGCCTAGTTTTTCTTTTAATCTTCACAACGGTCAATGTAAGTGTTTCAGTTGCGGTTGGAAAGGTAATGCCTACTTACTCGCAAAGGCTTTAGACATGCGAGATCCTGAGAAGATGATTAATGGTGAAGCTCCCGTAAAAAATGGTCATATTACCCCTAAAAAACCGCAAATAAGCACCGATTTAGAGTCTATCGCGGGTGACTATATCAAGAATGTACCCGCGCAACACTTAGAATCACTACCAAGACTAAAAACAATGAAGGTAGGCTATACTGATGATGGGTTAAAAGTATTTAACTACTTAAATGCTCAGGGTAAGGTTACTGGAATTAAAATACATAAATCGTACTGGGTAGATGGGGATAAGAGTTGTCAGATATATGGGTTAAACCTTTTAAAAGACTATCATCGGGAGCAACCACTCATTATATGTGAGGGTGAGACTGATATGCTTGTATGCCCAAACAATGCCATTAGCTTTAGTGCGGGTGCAGGGTCTATTCCTGATGATATCAGTCCCATTCTTGAATTTAAGCACATTTATATTGCATACGATAATGACACCCCTGGTAGAGAGGGCGCAGAACGACTCGCGAAACGAATTAAGACAGAAAGTAGAGGGGTCAAAGTCTATATCTGTCAATGGAGTGAATATCTTGAGGAAGGATATGACATTCGTGATGAGTTTACCAAGTACAAAGAGGATGAAACGTACAAGTTCCATGAACTTAAAAACAGTATTCAGGCTGCAATAGAATATAAACTACCAAGCAGAGGATACGATGTCATTGATACCTCCGACCTGACACAATCCTATAATACCCCACCAGAACCAATCGTAGAATACCTCCTCTATGAAGGTGGGGTTAGCTTGGTGGCGGGAACAGATGGAGTAGGTAAAACTTGGTTTGTTCTACAAATGGCGTATTCAATCGCAAGTGGTACATCGTTTTTAGATTTTCAGGTACGAAAGAAAGAAGTATTACTTATTCAGTTTGAACTCTCGTTAGAGCAACTATCAAACCGAGTCAAGGCAGTACAAACCAATTTTCCTGATGATACCAGGGTACACATTGCACGATTCGATGATAATGATATGATGTTTACCGATCAATGGCAGAAGATAAGGGATACCATTGATGATATAGGACTCAAGGATGGGGTTATCATCGTAGATAATATCTATACGAGTACCAACCAAGACCTTTCAGATAATAACGCCTTACAACAGATCCTGTCAATGATACAACTGATTAAGAGTACGACAGGCAACTCTATCGTTTTAGTGGGGCATCATAATAAGAGCAGCAACCACGATGAAGAACCTATCTTATCTAAAGGCTTGATTCATGGGGGCAAACACTTAACCAATTATGTACATAATGTATTCCAGATTGGAGACAGTACACTTTCTACAGATATGAGAAGGGGTAAGATTACAAAAGTAAGGGATGCGCATTGTGAACTAAATGGTATGCCTTTTAAGTTGAATTGGAATAGGGAAGAGGTGTTATTTGAAAGAGGTGCGGTTATTGAAAATGAAAAACTACATACAATGGAAGTGAACGAGAAATGGGAGATTAAACTTTTAAAAGACTTCTATTATTATATTGAGAAAAAAGAATTTGATCGTAAGCGGATCTGGAAATTCTTGGAAGCAGAGCAAGGTTGGATGCCCACCACTTATAATATAAATAACAAATTGACACGCTATTTAAAAACTATGATCAAGTGGGGATATATAATAAAAAATGCACATGGTTCTTATGGTTTTAACCATGCAGAAATGGATTAAACCCTGTGTATGTATTTTATGGTTATTTGGTTATTTGGGGTGTTTTTGGGAATTTGTTTCACGAGGAATATAACCATATAACCATCATATAATGAACGGGGTTTGTTAACAATGAAATTAAGTGGATTACTCTATTGTAAGTGTTGTGGAGTTTATGAACTAGAAGGGTATAGATATTTAAAAAGAAAAACAATTTCCAGGGTTGAAGTTTACTACTGGTCTAATATACCAAAACGGGGACTGAAAGTTTTTCCATGTCCCCGCTGCAAAGATCTTGATCCACCTTATGATGTGGTCAACTATAGAAGTGATGCACTTAATTAATCTTCTTTAGTTTACTGGGGAACAGTGTTCTTCGGTACATGATCGCGGTATCTCTCCAAAAATCACTATTGATTCTTTCCCGCTCTATTTCGGATCTCATCCAAGCTATGGATGTGAACCAAAGTAAGATTAACACTACTAATACTACTTCCATTACTTACGCTC